GATTCATGAGCGTCTCGTGGGCTCGGAGATGTGTATAAGAGACAGGTGGTGGTAAAGAGCATGAACTAGTATCACTTTTAGTTACATTAGCAAAAGGTTACATTAGCGACTATAGAGATGAAATTCAATTTGAAAGAGATTTAGTCGAAGAAATTGTACAAAATCTCTCCGCTGAAGAAGTAGTAAAAGTAACCGATGCTTTAATTGAAAAGTTAAAGAGCATTGAGGTAAATGGTGTTTGGCCTAACTATACGTTGTACTTGCTATTTCTGTTTTCCAACACGGCTTCAAATATGCATGGAAAAAAAGTAGAAGAAGTTGTATTAAAATTAAGTAATGAAATATATCTTGAGTATGAAAGGTGTTTTAATTTTAGTTTAATTCATGACTCTCATTGTTTGAATTCAAATGTGTTCTATGACAGTCTAAATTGGGATGCATGTAATAATACTAAGACCATAGATGATTTTATAAATCTAAAACCGTCTACGAGATATCTAATCAATGGTTTCTACTTTGAAGGCAATAGAAATTCAATTTATTTTATGCAATCGATCAGATCTTATTTTCAAGTTATGATGAACTTACATTCTTTACCTAAAGCAAACAAAAATAAAATTCAGAGTATGTTACTAGATATTGTAAAAGCGGTAGGGTTCAAATCCCCTGATGTTGAGTTTCCTCTCTTTGTGAGTCATTTTTCTGATGAAAAATATGATCTATGGGATAGATTTAGCAAGATAGTTAACGATTTTGATGAGTATTCATTTGATGAAATCGTATTATGTATATCAGAGTCAGCTCCACTTGTTTCTATAATGTCGTTATACTCAAATGCAGCAATACAAAAAAGGAAAGATAAGTTAACTAAGAAAATCGAAAAACGTTTAGATTGGAAGTTGGATAAAGATAATTTACCTGCAATTGAAAAATCATTTCTATTAGCATTAGAAGGAGAAAAGTTAGAAATAGCTAAAGTTTCTTTGGATGCAGCCAATAATTTTATTAAAACTCACCCTTGGAGAGAAAATAAAGAATTTAAAAAAATAATAGATAAGTGGTCGGTGTTTGATTATAAGTACAAGGTATTAAGTATATTTTATTCTCCTAAATTGTCTGAAAATAAGATTGAGCTGATCAATGAAATATCAGAGCCAAATCTAGGTGAAAAAAAAATGATCTATCATGTTGGAGATGATTGGCACAAAGAAGTATTTTTATTTAAAAGGTATATTTTAGGATTGTTAGTATTGAAAGATAACCCAGATAGAGCAAGGGCGACATTTGAACAATTGTATTTAGAACATAAATCATCTATGTTTTCTCATCTGGTTTTCACTTCAAAACTTCAAGGGTTAATAAAAGATAAATCTGATAATAATAGTTACAAGTATTTAATTAAAGAATATATATCAAGCCAAGATAACTTTGACATTGACACATTACCTCTCAACAATAAATCAGATTATTTGTACGCCTTATTACTTTCGGGTAACTATAATGAAGTTGATACAGAATGTTCAAAATTAGTTCCGTCTGAAAAATTTTATCGTCCTATTACCATTACATTTAGTAAAGCTCTTCGGGAGAAAAATAATTTTAAATCCGCTTTGACTCTTTTAGATAATTACAAAAGCTATCATTCAATTGAATTGGACGATCAGGAGCTGAAGGAGGAACTTAAGAGTATTGAAATTGAAATTGAAAACTCTACCAGTCAGTTACAGTTCGAGAGAATAAAGAGTCAGGTATTATGTTCTGATAAAACAATTGATGAACTTAAAGTAATTTACAATGAAATAGTCAGGAAGCCTGTTCATGAGCTAGCTAAAATCGTATCAAATAACTCACAAACTAGCGTCGAAAGTTTTCTCTACAATAATGTATTATCTTGTTTGAAAGAAATCTTAAAAAGAGGGCGAAATTTAGAAAAACTCATAAAGAACAAAGATGAAAACGCAATAAATGATTGGTTTACATCTTTGTTTAATCAAAAAATGTCTAATTTTTCTATTTCGCTATCTGATCAAGCTCGTATTGGCTCTGCTGAAAGTGATAAAAATGTTGGTGAAACGGATGGTTTAATTGTTGATTCTTATAGTTCTTCTTTATCTATATTTGAGGCGTTAAATCTAAAGAATATTGATAAAACTATCATAAATAAACACCTCAATAAAATTACTAAATATGATCGTGAGAGTGTATCTCCAGTTTTTATTGTTTCTTATTGCTACTTTTTAGATTTTAGTTCTAGAATCAAAGATTATTGTTCTCATATAAAAAATGAGCAATACGATGGGTTTGATGAAATATTTTCACAGAATCATCAATTAAAAGAACTCGATATCGGTTCAGAATATTATTGCATGGTAGAGTTAAGGAGTCGAGGCGGTAAGCAAATTTCCATCTATCATATGTTGATTGATCTAACTTTACCCCAACCAAAAAAATAAATTTAAGATTTGCTATTTATAAACTTAAAAGTGTAGTGGATTAGTGAAATTGGATACTTAATTGGTATTTTCGGTACAGCTCAGCCCCATCAATGCTGGACACCAAGCAAAGCTACTATCCAATACCTAAACTTATCCATTAGATGCTAATGTTTGATTTTGCGAAACTGATTTCTGTCCACAAGTGAGTTAGCTACTTGGCTAACTCAGTGTGATCACCAAGCGATTCTGTCGTATCATAATTACCAAGCAAGTACGCTATTGGCGGATAATATTCACTATTACCCGTTGACTTAGTAAGTCCCTGTGTATTATCTTTAAAAAGTACCAGCAAAATCTGGTATCGGGATTGAGACCCCGTACTTTTCCAAGGCGTAATAACGCCAGCTTATGCTGGTTTTTTATTGCGGCGAACTCGCACACCTGAATTATGGTGGGCTGAGTGAGGCTACCTTCGGGTAGGCCGTATCCTTGGAAGCGGTAGTCTCAACCTTGCTCAGTTCGCCACCCATTGATTGAGACCTCTGTGTGGTGATTTAAAATCATTCCAAGGAGGTTATCATGCCTATCCAATCTGCTTTTCCTATCGCGCAACTCAGTCCCTCAGATCTTATTTTCATTTCTGATGCCAATGAACTCGTCACTGATTCATTAACAGTATCGAAGCACTTCAGTAAACAACACAAACATGTCTTATCAAAAATAGAATCCCTTGATTGTTCAGAAGTTTTTACGTCAGCCAACTTTTCGGCTCACGCAAAAAAAATTACAGCAGGCGTTGTTGTTAGGGACTCTAAAGTTTACCAAATGACGAAAGATGGTTTCATGTTCCTCGTAATGGGATTTACGGGAAAACGTGCAGCGGCAGTCAAAGAAGCTTATATCAATGCCTTTAATCAAATGGCAGAACACCTCAAAAAGAAACCTGCAGCAGAACCATTGAGCTATAGAATTATGACCGTTATTGAAAATGGTCAGGCTATAGAGTCGAAGATAATCCCCAATGATGCATTCATAATTAGTAAATCACGTCTTGCCCAATTGTTTAATGAGCCGAACTTATTCAGTGTGGATGAGCTACTGGCGATATCGAGTAGTGTGAACACAAGCATTGCAGAGATAGCAAAGCTGCAAGATATGCGGTTTAAACAGATGAAAAAGTAGTGAGAATAGAAGGGGCCCTGTGTGGGCCTCTTTGTTTTTTATATCAAAGGGTAATCGAAACAAACGTATAATTTCTAATATCCAAAATAAAGTATAGAAAGTGCTATTTGACGATCAATATCTTCTTGTCTACCTCCGATAGGAAGCGATGACATCATACATATAAAGGTATCATCAGAATTTGAATCATGATGACTTTCAATGGTAAATGGCATTTCATTCGCAGAAGTATTAAAGGCAATAAATTCAGGATTTGAGTATGATTCTGAAATTATAGGGTGGTCATTAGGATCCAAGGTGATTACATATACCTTTTCAATATGATAGTTATCTATAGATGTAGGTCTAACATACTCTTGAATTAAGTCTGGGCCTGATCCATCTAAGATGGGAGGGATATAAGTAGGATTATATAGACCATAATAATGTAATGATTCAACTGCAGGATAAAAACGAGAATCTGGCTGAATCACATAAACATAGATTTTTAATTTTTTTTTCTCTTCTTTAGTCATATTTTGTGATAGAAATTCAATCTTGGCTTCTGCTGCACTAATAACACCATCTTCATTTGCTCCTGTAGATATAAAGCCTGAGTCTCTCGTTTCTCTCGGTCCTGCACATGAATCGCCTGAAATATGAGCCAGTAAATCCATGTTATTCCCCCAACTCTTAAATCCATTTTTAAATATAACTTCTGGTGGGCGGCTATCAAACCTGTAAACTCTATTCACATCGAATGGTGCCCCTACGGATAGGTCACTGAACAGTAACAAAACAGAAAATAATATTATTCCAGTAGTCTTTTTCATTTTGATCCCACTACTATATTAAACTCATCATCATTTCCCATGCAATTATCATCATTACTAGACATGGTGATTGGTTTGTTTAATGAAAAAGCCATTAGTAATAGATCTCGCTTTTGTTTCCATCTTTCATATGAATCCCCTTCCCACATTTGAATTCTTCCATTGGCATAAGCAGATTGCCCCAAGCTAATAGCTTGGGTCTTAATCCGTATCTCTGTCCTATGATTATTAGGGATCAGAACGGAGGTTATTTTACTTTTGCTCACGCATGTTACTGCATTTGAAGAAAAAGAGACGGACATTAAAATTGGTATTAAAAAAATATAAGTTCTTTTCATTAATATATAATCCTATGGTGATTTGATTTTCAGACCTAAATAAGACTAGAAGCAATTACAAATAATTCAAGACAGAATGCTATGAGTCGAGCGTTATTCATGACAATACACTGATTTTATTGTTGTTATATGGCTGATTATTTCAAAAAAGTGGGGGTTATTAATCTAATAATGTGGGGCGCAATAATTGGTAAAAGGGCTAGTGTTTCAGACTTATTTGAGTTATTTCAGATAGTTGAAGGTATATATTCTCTGAAGAAGAATGGACCCTTTAAGTTACTATATATAATTATGTGAACCTTTTTTTTACATGATTTATTTGCATTGATAAATATTAGAACTATAAATCATACAGTGTTTATCTTTTCTTTATATATTATTAAATATGATTGTGATTATTGAGTAAATATAAAGATTATATTTATAGGAGGTTGTATGTTAATAAGTGGAAGATGGGCTTTATTTATTATTTATCAAGTTGTTGTGTTATTTAGTCCTGTAATTAATGCGAATGATGATTTACCACAAGGTTTAGCTGTTCAAATATTGAGTCAGATTAAAGATAGTAGGAAAGTTAATTATGTTAATGCAGAAAATTGGTTGATTGAGAAAAATCAGGATATAAATAAAAACCCTCCATCTAGTTTAAAACAGATAAAGACAAAAGTATTGAAATATAACCAGCCGACGTTGGTTGACTTTAGTCGTATTATTGATGAATCTCAAAAAGAAAAAGCAAAAGAGCTATTTAGAACACAAATAGGTGTTTCATTTCCAAGTGATTATTTAATTGTGACGAAGCACAAAGGGGAATTAATGTTTTCTTTAATTGAAGATGATGATGACCCTGCCATTAGTTTATTAGAGGCTGACAATGTTGATGAGGTTGATTTTACCGCACGTATAGAAGAAATGAAAAGTATAACTGAGCATGATTCATTACCCCATTTATCATTCTATTTGGATGTAAACAGAAAAATTAGCATTGAGGAATGTCTTTTTAAGTGGTCAACATTGTGGTCTGAGTTTGGTGAAAGATACTTTTGTGAAAATGCAAACATATCACTAATTTACAGAGTTAATTTGCAACGTTCGTTTGCTTATGGAACTGAGGGGGCAGAAACACCAGACGCAAAAATTGTTCGTATAAGTTTAGATGATGAGAGCTCAGGATCGGGTATTCATCTAAATGAATCATTATTATCCACATCTATTTTTGTTCCATATCTTGTGTTTGTAGGGTATGGGACAGAATGGGCTACAGATGCGATTGCACAGGATTATTTTTTTTCATTTAATGCATCAAATAGTAAAGCGGAAATATTAAGGACGGTGCCACGCAGTAATCTAAATGCTAATTATGAAAATAAAGAAATATCAGGGTTTACTGTAGGGGTAACGGCTGCTGTTGAGGCGAGTGAGGCGGGGCCTAAAGCTACGTTAAGTGCAAATGCCAGTTATACACAAACAAGATGGTTAACTTTTAAAACAAAAGATTACCGTGTTGAGAGAAGTACTACAGATGGTCAAAATGTGAGTTTTAAATGGAATCGTGACCATTATGCCACCGCAGAGTCATTACTAAACCGTTCTAGCGATGCGCTATGGGTTCATACTTATCCTGCGGATATAAAACGTATAAATCCAATTAGTTATAAAAGCTTCATTCCTAAAATGGATGTTATATTTAAAGCTGAACCCGATACTGTAGGTACTACAGTTTTTGATATTGATTCTTCAGTTAATATACGTCCTATCTATCATGGAACTTATAGATATTACTATGTGCTTGGCGCACATCAGACATATTATGGTTTAGAAAATACGCCACGTAAGAGAGTTAATAAAAATGTTAATTTCACTGTTGATTGGACACATCCTGTATTTAGTGGCAGTCGATTTGTTGATTTACAGCTAGGGAGCTTTAATGATCAATGTCTTGAGTTATCTTCAGTGGGAAGAATATTGACTCGTGGTAAATGTACTGAAGGAAATATTTCACAGTCCTTTATTTATGATAAACATAATCGTTATGTGAGTGCGTTTAATACTAGTTTGTGCTTAGATGGCGAATTATTGAGTCGCCTAAGAACCTGTGATATGAGTTTAAGTCAGCGTTGGCAGTGGGTGAAAGATACTGATAAGTTAAGAAATTTTTATGATGATCGTTTTCTTGGTCACAATAAATCAACAGGTGAATTAGGGTTATATACAGAAGGTAGTGATCAGATAAGTTTACGTACAATGACTGATTATACTAATTTTCTTAAGAAAGCTCCCCTTTAATTATTTCGCTTTTTATTAATTTAGCTTGTGCGGTCATCATATAACAGATAAGGATATGTGTTATATGATGACACATATCCGAAGTGTTGGATAAGCCAAGGCGACCTACCAAATAAGAAAACTCCCGACGGATAATATTCACTATTATTCGTTGACTTAGTAAGCACCTGTGTATTAACTTTATATTATATGGTTTATCCGCTACAAGGAATAATATTCCCTATAGCGGATATAAATAGTATGGTGACCCAACGTAAATAATACCAGCAAAAATGCTCGCAAAATAAAACATTAATACTCAAAATGGAGCGAAGAATGGTAAATGTCAACGTATTAACTGTTGGTTTGATTAACCCAGTGCAGGATAATCAATATAACCGTGTTCATTCCCACCAAATAGCGTAGTGCCATCCAATTCAGCTAAAGGTTGTTGGTGCTGTAACCGCGAAACAAAATCAGGGTTAGCAATAAACGGACGCCCAAACGCAACCAAATCAGCATAGCCTTTATTAAGCACTTCATCAGCACGCGCTTGAGTATAACCGCCCGCGACAATGATCGTATTGGTGAAACACTCACGCAACTCAATTCTAAACTGCTCAGGGATCACTGGCGCATCATCCCAATCCGCTTCCGATAAATGCAGATAGCCAATATCACGAGCTTGAAGCTGTTTTGCAGCTTCTAAAATTGTCGGCACAATATCAGGGCAATCCATGTCTTTAAATGTAATGAAAGGCGCAAGTCGAACACCCACCTTATGTGGACCAATCACATTACTTACCGCATCAACGACCTCTAACAAGAACCGAATACGGTTCTCTCTAGTGACACCGTAACTATCTGTACGATGATTAGAATTAGTACGTAAGAACTGATCAATAAGATAACCATTACCACCGTGAATTTCGACACCATCAAAGCCTGCATCAATCGCACGTTTTGCAGCATAAGCAAAATCAGCCACCACCCGATCAATATCTGCTTCGGTCATTGCTCTTGGTTTAACACAATCGACCATGTTGCCATTACCTTGTTCATCAGCGATCCACACTTTGGTTTCTACTGGTTTAAGTGCTGATGGCGCAATAGGTTTATCACCATCTTGAAAGGTAGGATGAGACACGCGACCCACATGCCATAACTGACAAAACATTGCCGCACCTTGTGCTTTTGCCGCTTGAGTAACCGTTTTCCAGCCAGCGACTTGTTCATCAGTATAGACACCTGGAGTGAACGAATAGCCTTGTGAATCATCTGAAATCTGGGTTGCTTCCGAGATAATTAATCCCGCACTGGCACGTTGTTGGTAATAGTTCGCCATCATCGCGTTTGGAATATTACCCGGTTGGCTGCTACGCGCTCGTGTCATCGGTGCCATCACAATACGGTTTTGTAAATTCAGTGGTTTAAGCTGTGTTGGTTCAAAAAGCTTGCTCATCATCGACATCTTCATTTCCTTTCTGTCTAATCTTGTTTTGATGATGTCAGTATATTGATTTGATAGAATTTGATAATTGGGTAAAATTTAAAATGATTATTCGGGTGAACTGAACAATAAAAAAAGGAAAGGGCATGGATAAGTTTTCTGACATGACGTTATTTATCAGCATCGTTAAAAATCAAGGCTTAGCGGCAGCAGGAAGAGAGCTAGGATTATCACCTGCAACCGTCACCGCAAGGCTGCAAGCATTAGAAGAACGCTACGGTGTTAAGTTGCTCAACCGCAGTACAAGGCATCTCTCTTTAACGGAATCTGGCTCAATGTATCATCAGGCCTGCTTAGACATTATCGACAGCGTTAAAGAGACAGAAAACTTACTCCAAACCGGTAGCCAAGAAGTGCGCGGGACAATAAAGATCGCTGCTCCCCGAGACATAGGCAAACAATACATATTACCAATAATTTCAAGATTTTGTGAATTATATCCAGACGTTGTGCCATACCTATATTTGGACGATAAACTTACCAACTTAGCGGAATCAGGAATAGATATTGTTATCCGTTATGGCGAACTGGCAGACAGTAACCTAATCTCACGCAAACTGGCACCCAGCAGACGCGTATTGTGTGCAACACCCCAATATTTAGCCCATAAAGGCACACCCATCAAACCGCAAGATCTCGCTGATCATTGCTGTTTAGCCATGATACGCAGTAATGAAGAACTGAAAACATGGCATTTTACCGACGATACTCAACACAACGTTATAATCGTATTACCAAAACGATTCTCAGATGATGGCGAAGTGATTCGTCAATGGGTATTAGATAGTGCAGGTATAGCGTTAAAGTCGATATTAGATATTGAGCAAGACATTAAACAACAGCGACTGGTCACTGTACTTGATGGATACATGAAGAACTTCAATGCATCGACATCATCAGCCAGTGCAGACTTAAATGTGATTTACCAAAGCCGCCAATATCAACCTAAACGGCTGCGATTGTTTATTGATTTCTTGATAGCGAGGTTTGCGGACAGGTTAGGGTAATTGTCGTTATTATTATCAGTTGTAAGTAACAACCCAAATCAATGGCTGCATCGTCTCGATGATATAGGGTATCAGGCGGTAATATGTTATTCAGCAAGCGAAGCTATCGCGATTATTACTGAATACATGAGGCATTATGAGCAGAGCAATTGAGTTATTCGCAAGAATGCATGAAGTGCGTAGTGTGACTGCAGACGAGCGCGGCCGTCAAACCTTAACCGGTGACGTTATCTTAGCTGTATTTGGTAAGGTTCAACATAAAATGCCATTGGGAGTGGATTTGTTGATGGCCAAGTACGTTCATGATGCACCTGCGGCAAATCGTATCATCGATGTTATGGCCACATGGTTGAATAATGAGTCGCTAAAACGCAAAGATTTAGCGCTGGCACTAAGCTGTGTAGCCTTTGATGTATTTTGTGATAAACCGGTAGCCAGTCAAAAAAGGCAACTAGCTGCTTTATGGAGAAAGTATAGTGACCAAGCTAAACGTAGCAATCGACTTATTAAGGGATGGCAGGTAAAGATAAAGCAGTTACAGCGTAACGTTTATAGTTGCGAGACTCAAGCTGCAGAAGAACGACTATTATCTGCTATCAATGAGCTTGAAGCGCTAATTATCAAAGAGCGCCGCCGTATTGATGAATACGCACAATGTCAGTCCCTAAAATCCTCAACTTGTCCTCGTTGTAGTGGTACCAGCTTAATATTAAATACCGGCGAATGTCCTTCATGCAATGGCCACGGTTTGTTTGTTCCTAGTATTGATAATATTCGCCAGCATTTACGGCATATTGGATTAGGGCGGGTTAGTGACAAACTGTGGGAGAGTGAGCTGAAGCCATTGTTTGAGATGAGTTTAACAAAAATCCATGTTTATTCTCAGGATGCAGCAACTGAAATTGCACACATGTTAGAGTTAGAAATAAGACCTTAAAATTTGGTTGGTTCTAATATCCACATAAGAGTAAGGTTCGCCATTATTATAACGATGAGTAAATGGAATAACTCATGGCAAGATACCGTGGTGCTAATAAACTAGGTAAAGGATTTATAATATTAACCGATATATATTGGCCATTTGGTTTGATATTGACTGTTATTTTTGGTGGGTTAACGCTTTATTTTATTCCATGGGCGACAGCGCCATTTATTGAAGTTGAAGGGATGCACCTTTCAAATGCAGTCGCTGAGTTAGTAAGGCCTGTTAAATTTGTCGTACCGATTTTATTAGCCCTTATAACAATCATTGGCGTAATTAGAACAATGAGCTCTTATGCTAAATCTAAGCGTCAAAATTAGTCGTCTTGACCCTACCATAAACTAAGGTAATCTATACCAATCATGCTAAACCTCGACCTTCCGTCGGGGTTTTTTTATGCCTGGAGAAAATGACATGCTTGATAGAGCAACACTCGCAATCACTGCCGGAACCGGTGTTGGTGTAGGGATTGGTGCAACTAAATCAGCAGAAAATGCGCAGTCGATGTTAAACAGCAGCTTTGAGCAAATTCTTAGTGGTCACTTTACATGGTATGGCAGTGACATAATTACTGTTGTAGGTATTGGGTTATCTATTGTCGGTATTGCTGTCACGGTATATCGCATCAAATTAGAGCGGCAGCGTAAATATGCGCTTTAATAAACTTACTGGTGCGCTATTAGCTGGAGCTATTGCGGTTACGGGAGCGTTTGAAGGGTATCGCCAAATATCATATCAAGATGTGGGTGGTGTCTGGACGGCGTGTTATGGCGAAACCTTAGGTATTAAACAAGGAGACACGTTCACTAAAGAACAATGTGATGCAATGCTCGCGTCATCGTTGAATAAGTACAACACACCTTTAGAAAATATCCCTCAGCAACTGCCACCTAATGTCCATTTAGCTTCTCTCGATTTAGCCTACAACATTGGTACTGGTGCCTTTAAGCGTTCAACAATGTATCGATACCTATTGAATGCAGATTATCCACTAGCCTGTAATGAAATCACAAAGTGGCGGTTTGTAGCAGGTAAGGACTGCGCTATTCGTAGTAATCGCTGCTACGGGATAGTGAAAAGACGCAATGTGGTTCAACAGCTGTGTATGGGAAGTATCAATATCAATGAAGCGTTAGTACAGATAGGCCAAATGCCATTAGATAAGGAAATACTGGAGGCCATGAATGCTACTCAATAGAGTAAAGACAGCAATGATTGTGGTCCTTATCGCTATTTGTGGTGCCATGGTATTTAAAATCAAACTACTAATCACCTCTGTTGAGGGAGCAAAACAGGAAGTGGCCACATTATCACTGCAGTTAAGTACTGTTGAATCCATCAAGGATAGTCAATCAAAACAAATTGCGCAGTTAGTCCAAGAGCGCAAAACATTATCAGGTCTGTTAAGCGCAAGAACGGAGAGCCTACACCGTGATAAAGCAAAGCTCAGCGCCGATATCCAAACACTCAAGAAAGCACTATCAACCAATGCCTGTTTTGATACTCGCTATCCTAAGTCTGTTATTAAGCGGTTGCACCAGTCCTACTAGAGTCATCACTAAAACCGAAACACTGTATGTCTTACCACCAATAGGGTTAGTTGTTCCATGCTACAAACCCGCACTGACAGCAACAACACCCGCTGAATTACCCATCGATACACTCAAGTTAAAGTCTGCACTGCGAGAGTGTGCGCAATATGTCGATGACTACCTTAATTGGCGAAAGCTCCAAGACAAATAGACATTACAAATGGTCCTTATGAGAGCCATTGATAATGTTCCCTCCAATTATCTATCGAGAGCCTTATGACAATAGAAAATGAAACTGGACGCATTATTGAGATCATCTATATATGCGGCAACGTTGTGTGCGTCATGTTAGCTAATGGTGCTGAGATAGATATTGCTACAACTCATGAGGTCAAAGTTGGTGATTGGGTCGTGGAGGGAGAGTTAAGCCAAGAGTTAGCAAATAAGTAGATAACGATATGGCTAATGATTGGAAACAACTACAACTGCAGTTCTTAGCTGATAACGACAAGACAAGTATTACAGCAAAAGAATGGTGTCATGAACGAGGGCTTAATTATCAATCTGCACGTCGCTATATCAAAATGCGCACTGCGCAAAATAAGACTGCGCAATTTAATAATGTGCGCAATGCGCAATCTGGAACTGCGCAATCAAAGAAAGTGCGCAAAGTTGAAAATATAAAGGAAGAGGATGAATCAGCAATAAAACGGACAAATTCTAAGTCTGGACCTGCAAATACAGCGAAACGCAAAAGAAAATCCAGTTCTAGTAAGTTTAAAAATGGTAAGCCTGGCAATCCACACCCTTCTCAAAGTTTTGATATTGGCAATCAACATGCGCGCAAACATGGTGGTTATTCAGCACGATTTGATGACCAATCACTATTTGATGAAGCGGCTCAAATGTCCCTCGAGGAAGAGTTAAAACTGTGTCGTGCTCGTGCTTTGAACTGTATTGATACGATGAAGCAGATTCGTGCTGATATGGTCAATGCTGAGTCTGTTGAACAACGCATTGAACTTTACAACGTGATCACCTCGACAGAACAAGCACTCGATAGAAATGTCGTTCGCATTGAATCCATCACTAAAACACTTTCATCCATTCGTATTGATACTGTTAATGAGCAGAAAATCATGAAAGATACAGATCGAATAGAGGCTGCAACGACCAAGTTAAAATTGGAAGCTGATAACTTGGCTAAAGAGGGCAAAGCCTCAATCACACCAATATCTGAAATGATTGCTGAACTGCAAGAGACAGGCTCTGATGGATTGATGTCATGACCGAACAAGAGCAAATCGACTACATCCATGCTCGAGTTGGCAATAAGTGGTGGCGATTAAACAACCTTTACAAAGTTGAAAATGAGGATGGTGACTTAGTCACGTTTACGTTGCGACCGGCTCAAGCTTTATTGTTTAAGTTAATGGCACACAAGAACATCATTCTTAAAGCACGTCAGCTTGGTTTTTCTACTGCCATTGATATTTATCTGCTCGATGAAGCATTATTTAATAAGAATATTAAGTGCGGCATCATCGCTCAAGATCAAGGCGCTGCAGGTGAGATTTTCCGTACCAAGATAGAAGTGCCATTTGATAACCTTCCTGAATGGCTTAAAGCCGAATTTCCGATTAAAGCGCGTCGCTCTGGTGCAAGTGGTGGCTTCATTCTCTTTGAAAGTGGTTCAAGTATTCAGTGTGCAACGTCATTTCGTTCAGGAACAGTACAACGGCTTCACATTTCAGAGCATGGCAAGATTTGTGCTAAGTATCCCCAAAAAGCTAAAGAGGTTAAGACCGGTACCTTAAATACTATTCACCAAAATGCTATCTGTTTTATTGAATCAACGGCTGAAGGTGTGGGCGGTGATTTCTACTCAATGAGCATGAGGGCATTAGATTTATACAATTCAGGTACTGCTTTAGGGGCACAAGATTATAAGTTTCATTTCTTTGCGTGGTTTCAAGATCCTAAATACTCAGAGCCTCTTCCTAAATCTGGGTTACAGCTGAGTAAATACCACCAAGAATATTTTGCAGCTGTTGAGTTGGCCATGAAAGTCACGCTAACGGATGAGCAAAAACAATGGTACATCAACAAAGAACAAAGTCAGGGCGAGGAGATTAAGCAAGAGTTTCCCTCAACGCCACAAGAAGCTTTCTTAACCTCTGGTCGTCGTGTGTTTGATGCTATTCGCGTGATGAATGCAGAAGCTCATACTATGAAGCCACTTATCATTTACGACATCGAGCCTGTCAGTGGTATCAAGACAAAAGCTCAATCAATGCGTGACGCTGATAATGAAAAGCTACAGCGTAATTTGCTCAATATGCTGCTTGTGTGGGAGCTGCCTGATGCCGATGAAGAGTATGCAATTGGCGTTGATATTGCTGAAGGTCTTGAGCATAACGATAGAAGTTCATTTGATGTCGTCAAGAAAAGCACCGGTGAACAAGTCGCACATTGGTTTGGTCATTTAGATGTTGAGATGTTTGCCTCTCTCGTGCGGCATGTAGGCTATATGTATAACACCGCCTTTGTTGGTCCTGAGCGAAACAATCATGGCCATGCGTTCTTACAAAAATTCCGCGATATCTATCCTGTTCGTCGTATCTATCAAGAGCAATACCTTGACCGTGATAACGATAATGACACTCCCAAATTAGGTTGGTTAACAACAAAACAATCTAAACCCATCATCATTGAAGGGTTAAAAGAACTGTTACGCACTCAAACAAGTGGTATTCGCTGGATAGGCACTATCTCTGAGCTCAATGCTTACGTATATGACAGCAAAGGTGCAATGAATGCTCAAGTTGGCTGTTATGACGATCAACTGATTAGCTATGCCATTGCTCAAGAAATGCGAGCGCGGATGCCAAAGCGCGTTAAATCTGATGATAACCAGTCAGCAAAAGATAAACACTGGATGACCTATTAATGAAAGTAGACCAAAGTAAATTGCTCGACATCATGTCTGACATTGATGGCCAACCAGATTGGCGCTCTGCTGCAAACAAAGCCGATGCTTATTATGATGATGATCAACTTGAGGCTGAAGTATTAAAAACGTTGAAAGAACGAGGGCAGCCAATAACAGTACAGAACTTAATAAAGCCTGCAGTTAATGCTGTTCTTGGTATGGAAGCCAAGACGCGTACTGATTTGTTGGTCATGGCTGATGATCCCGATGATGAAATGGAAGAGTTAGCCGAAGCATTGAATGCAGAGTTTGCTGATGCTTGTCGTCTTGGTCGATTAGATAAAGCACGTTCAGATGCTTATGCTTCACAACTCAAAGCGGGTATTGGTTGGGTTGAGTGTTTTCGTAACCCAGACCCTTTTGGTGCTAAGTATAAAATCCAAAATGTGCCACGTGATGAGGTCTATTGGGATTGGTTAGCCAAGCAACATGACTTATCAGATGCACGATGGTTAATGCGTTACCGCTGGATTGATATGGATGAGCTGATAACTATGGTGCCGAATAAGCGCGCCATCATTGAGCAAGCGGTGAATTCATGGAATAACTTTGTCGATGTCGATCATATTGCAGGTTTAGACCCTCAGCTGCAGAGTGGCTACAAAGAATACAGTGCTTGGACTCGCAGTGAGTCTGAATGGTTAAGTCAAAATCGTAAACGTATTCGGCTACAGGTGATTTATTACCGTAACTTTGAGCGTAAACCTGTGATTGAGCTCTCTGATGGTCGAGTTATTGAGTATCAATCGAGTAATGTTGCTCATGCCACTGCAGTTGGAATGGGGAAAGTTCAGCTTCGTATGGCACAAATTAGTCGTATTAGTGAGAGTTGGTATGCAGGACCACATCATTTAGGGGATAAAGAATGCTCTGCACCACAAGGAATGTGGCCACTTATTCCTTTCTTTGGGTATAGAAAGGCTTCATCTGGTGAGCCTTATGGCATTGTTGCTTCATCAATTAGCGCACAAGATGAAGTAAATTTCCGTCGCAGTAAACTCACGCAGTTATTACAGTCACCATTGATCATCATGGATGAAGATGCGACTAACATGAGTACCCAGAAAGTCATTGATGAGATTGATAAGCGTGGTGTGGTAAAGCTTAATCCGAACAGACGTAATCAAAAGACGATGGCAGAAGTGTTCCAAATCAATCGAGATACAGAGGTCTCAAGCCAACAGTTCACTGTCATGCAAGATTCTATGCGTCATATACAAGATGTTATGGGTGTATCACCGTCTTTTCTTGGTCAAGATGATGGTGCTAAAAGTGGTATTGCCATCGCCAATATCGTTGAACAAGGCGCAACAACACTTGCTGAAATTAATGATAACTATCGATTCTCATGTCAGTTAGTGGGAGAGCTCATTCTTGGTTATGTCATTGAAGACTTAAAAAGTAAGCGAAATAAGAAGGTTGTCGTTAATCGTGATGACAAGATGAAATGCAAAGCTGTTGTTATCAATGAAGAAACACCAGATGGTATGAGCAATGATATATCTCGTTTACGCTCTCACATTGCTTTAGCACCAGTTCAACAAACATCGGCTTATAAGTCACAACTTGCTGAACGTATGATGCAGATGACTTCGCAATTACCTCCTGAAGTACAGAGCGCAGTGATTGACTTGGTACTTGAATTAAGTGATGTCCCAAATAAAGCTGAGTTTATGGATCGTGTCCGTAGTGCATTAGGTGTGGGTAAAGATGCTGAAGATATGACGCCTGAAGAACAACAAGCAGCAGAGGCTCAGGCGCAGCAGCAACAAGAACAACAAGCGTTAATGATGCGAGAGCTTGCCGCTAAAGTCGGTAAGCTTGAAGCTGAAGCACAACGAACGGCAGCACAGGCTAATAAAGAAAGTGTGGTTGCTGATAGTCAGCGTTATACCAATGCGAAGACCCAAGCTGAAACAGGTAAGATTTTAACTGAAATGGAAAAAGTAAGTGGTGAGGTTGAGCAAGTTAAGCAGGATATGTTAGTTAACCTTCAACAACAGATTGATTCTATTAATGTATAATAAATAGAATTCACTCTATTTGTTATTGTGGTTGTCGTCTTGACTCTGCCTAAATCTAATATACTCTGATTCCATTATCTAAAGCCGCACCCGAAAGGGATGTGGCTTTTTTTATGCCTGTCTTTAGGGATAAGGGTTTTGTTTAAAGCCTTTATCCGCACAGACAGCGATACGTCTACAACCGGAGAAGTTAACCTATGACGATTGAAATTACAGGTAATGAAACACTCGATGAGCTAGAAGCAATTTTGGATAGCGTTGATGATGCTGAAGTGGTTGACGAACCATTACTAGCAGCCCCAGAGCCCGTTATTGCCGAAGTAGCATCAACTGAATCAGCAGTACCACCATTAGATGGCGATACGAACGTAGCCCCGCCAACTACGGATGATGTGATTGTTGAGCAGAGTGAAGAACAGCCCGAGAAGAAAGTCATTGTCGCCAAAGACGGTGAACACATTATTCCATACGATGTGCTGGAAGCTGAGCGTCGAGAGTCTGAACGTTTGCGTCAACAGATTGCTGATATGAAGCAGAAACAGCCAGAGTATGACCAGCAAAGTCGTTTACTTGAATTGCGTGATAAACAATTACAGAAACTAGGTGTTGATCTTGATGACCTACCTGAAAATTTAACCGTCAACGATAAGCAAATCGATGATTTACGCGAGAACTATCCTGAGTTAGCACCATTCATTACTAGCCTGATGGCAAAGATTGATGCCGTTACTGCTAACACAGCACCAGTGACTGATGTATCAACCAATAATCCTGTATTAGATGATATTAAATCAAATACAGATTTGAATGGTTGGATGGGTGAGAAAGGTGATAAATGGGCTCTTGCGCTCGATATTGATGATCGTTTATTAGCAGATCCAACGTGGTCAGAAAAGCCACAGCGTGAACGTTTTGAAGAGGTAGTTCGTCGAACGAAAGCTGCTTTTGGAGAAACATTATCTACCTTTGATCCAGTACCTGAAGTTAAACCAGTACTTGAGCCAGCAGTAGATGATACTCAAGTTCGTGAGGTGGCAGAACAAAAAGAGAAAGCCGCAGCGGAATCTTTACCCGAGAGTCCGTCACTTGTAGGCGCATCCAATCAACATCAGGGAACGGTGTTGCAACAGGCAGTTAATATGAACAATGCTGAGTTGCAAAACTTGATGTCGACAATGACACCTGATCAAATTGATGCGCTCTTAGATCAAGCTGATTATTAACCATCAGTTCATTACATACTTAAACCCGCCATCGTGCGGGTTTTTCTGTTTCTAGGAGTTGCTATGACAACTATTACGCCAGCGCAGGCGAAACATTTACAAGAAGTTGCGCTATTTACTGCCGCTAACCGAAATCGCAGCTTTGTGAATATGCTGACGGAAGAAGCGCCAAAGCAAGCCATGGGCGATAAGAAAGGCAATACACAAACGTCGGCACATGCACCGATTGTACGTATTTCAGATTTAACTAAACAGGCGGGTGAATCTGTTGATATGCAGATCGTCCACAAGCTTTCTAAGCGTCCAACAATGGGAGATAAGAAGTTAGAAGGGCGTGGTGAGAACCTTGAGTTTTCAAGCTTCGGATTAAAAATCAATCAAGGCCGTCATATGGTTGATGCTGGTGGCAAGATGAGCCAGCAACGAACAACCCATCAGATTCGTAAAGCAGGGCGTACTTTACTTGGTCCTTATTTTAATGACTTACAAGATCAGGCGGCGACTATCCATTTAGCCGGTGCGCGTGGCGATTACTTTGATGATGACATTATCGTTCCGCTTGAAGGTCACAATGAATACAGTGATATTTTAGTTAACGATATTTTGCCACCAACCTATGATCGTCATTTCTTTGGAGGTGATGCGACATCATTTGAAGGTCTAGACTCTGCAGATATTTTCAACATGGAAGCTGTCGATAATCTCAGCCTTTATCTAGAAGAAATGGCACATCCCTTACAGCCGATCCGTTTTGGTGCCGATGAATTAGCGGGTGATGAGCCTTTCTACTTACTTGAGGTAACCCCTCGTCAGTGGGCAACATGGCAGAAAACATCGAGCTATAAGGACTGGCAACAGTTAACAGCATCAGCGCTTAATCGTGGTCGTAATTTCCGTCATCCCGTTTTTGCGGGTGAATGTGCCATGCGCGGCAATATCTTAGTACGTAAATACAAAGGTATGCCAATTCGTTTCAACCAAGGCTCTGCAGTGAAGGTGTCTAAAAATGATAATGCTGCAACGGTTAAACAAGTTGAAGCGAAGACCACGATTGATCGTGCCATTCTTTTAGGTGGTCAGGCATTGGCTAATGCATGGGGTTCAACCTCAAGCGGTAACCAATTTAAATACACAGAGAAAAAGGTGGACCACGATAACGGTACGGAAATTTCTATCGCATGGATGAATGGTCTTAAAAAGATCCGCTTTGCTGATAAGAACGGTCGTATTAATGACCATGGCGTGATTGCTCTCGATACAGCTATCACGCTGTAACTTATTTACCACATATGCGAGATGATTATATCTCGCATTTATAGAGAGATTTGTTATGGCTAAAGTCATCGCACAAACCATGCGAGATACTGTGTATGCAGGAGCTGCAGGTAATCTAAGTATTGCCTTTGGTAAGATTGATGTAAAAGCGGCAGTTGTTGATACCGAAATTGAAATGCTTGAATTACCTATTGGCTTAGAAGTTGTAGGTGTTCGAGTGGCAACCGAATCAGGTTTAGGCGCAGATGTGACACTGGATATTAAATTGAATAACAAAGTGATTGCATCTGCAGTGAATGTCGCAACTCAAAGTTCGGTTGTTATTCCTATTCAGCCTTTTTATTTGGTTGAGAAAACGGTGCTTACAGTCGTTGTTAAAGGTGCTGCGGCTACGGGTTCTGTATCTGTTATGCCAGAGTATGTATCTGTTGGTTTTTAAGTACTAATTAAACGATATAGAGCGTTCATTATGGGCGCTTTTTTATGGGAATAACAAATGTCAAAGATTAGCATTGCCTATATTGGCGATAAGCCATTTAAGAAAGACACGATCACCGGTTCTTTATTAATATTTCCTCAAAATAAGCCTGTAGATGTAGAAGCTGATGTTGCTTACATGCTGCTGCAATATCCCAAAGTATGGGTACGAGAAGAACAGGTTGAGTTGATTCAGACTGAGCTAAAGAGAGAAGTAGATGATAAAGCACAACAACAACGTGATCATCAGGCACAGCTAGCAGCAGAAGCTTATGCTAATAGTATGGTAGTTGAGCTGGCTGGGCAATCTATTGATTTATCAAAGATGACATCAGTAAAGTTGGCCACGTTGATTGAAGCACACGATCTTGCTGTTGATGCAAAAGATGCACAAGAGTCTGTTGATGATTTCCGTCTGCGGGTTCGTAACGCTATTCGAGGATAAGCCAATGGTGCCAGTATCTGATTTTGTGCCTACATTACGTTTGTTAGTTGATGTACCTGTTCCTGGTTTGATGGAAACGACCATTGTTAAAGCAGCACAACGGTTTTGTCGTGAAAGCAAATTGTTGGTTAAGACTCGACAGTTTGATGAGGTGTTTGAATATAAGTCAGTATCGGTGATTAGCCTTCAAACTGGTACCAGAGGTAAGGCTCAATTAAAAGGTGCTGGTCTTGTTAATGTGACAAGCCAAGGTCAGCCATTAAAAGCGGGATATGATTTTGTTGTCGCTAGTCGAGATGATATTACTTTTAAGGCTGATTTTAGTGATGTAGTGATCACCGCAATAGCCGAGCCGATTATCAATGCAGATCAGCTACCAGACGTATTACTTCATGATTATGTCGACGGGATCTGTGCTGGTGCTGCGAACCTTCTGCAATTACAGCCAACAACATCTTGGTTCAATCCTGATTTAGCGCAATATAATCAACGAGAGTTTATATCCGCTATCCGCCAAGCTTACCGCTATGCAATAGAGCATACACCAGCCCTTGAACTTACTGACTCAGTTTGTCGTCGGGAGTTCTTCTAATGATTTCAGTCGATACATTATTAACACAGGCAGCGATAGCATTGGTCGATCCATTGTTTGTGCGTTGGAAAAAGCCAGAATTACTTTATTACCTTAATGAAGCCTTGAATGCGGTGATCACCTATAAGCCAAGTGCTGTTGTTGCTCGAACTAATATTGAAGCGAAAGGTAATCCTGTTGTGCTGCCTGATGATGCGCATATGTTGTTATCCGTTGAGCAAATTGGCGCAGTGCGAGGTCAGTTCACGCCAATGGAAACGTTAAATCGTTTTTATCCTGACTGGCGAACAAGCCAAGGTCAGCCGAAATGTTGGACTAAAGCTGCTGATGAACTGACATGGTTCTGGTTATATCCAGTACCTGATAAAGCAACGGTTATTGATGTTCAATATAGTCAGCTGCTAACAGCGACTGAAGGTGGAGATCTTCGTATGCCCACCATTTATATCAGCATGTTGTTAGATTTCATGTTGTATCGGGCTTTTAGTAAAGATGCTGAAAATGCGAGTGAAGCGCAGAAAGCGGCAACACACTATCAAACCTTTAATGTTGCACTAACAGGAAAGGTCACGTTTACCTACTTCTCTAGTTGTAGGTTTAGGTTATGAGGAGGGTAAAGCATTAGGTTTGATTAATTTAATTGAAGCTGATATCAATTATTTATTTATACCCAAAGGAACAGATTTTAAATTTGATGAGTATGTTTTAGAAAACAATACTACATTGATAAATGAAACTCAAAAGAAAAATATTATTAACTATCCATTAGAAGACCCATTAAGCACATATATTGATTTAAAAGATTTAGTTTTATCATTATCTTCTTTTTCTTGTCCATTGTTGGCTCCTTTAGGGCCTAAAATGTTTGCTGCTATCTGTGTCATTATTTCAAAAGAGTTCGATGAAAAAATACCAGTTTGGCGTGTTTCTTCTGAACTAACAGAAAAGCCGATGGAAAGAGAAGCTAGTGGTAATATATTGAGTTTATCAATAAAGATCTAGTTTATATTTTATTATGTATAAGTTATTAATAATAAATAGATTGTTCTTATAAGCTAATATGAAGTGGTTAACTTTATTTGACCACTTCAGATATCACTTTTAACTAGATGGTTAAATTTACTATACTCCTTCATAATCATTTACAGAAAGAGTTGAGCTTTCGTTAATCACCTTCAACCTAGAAGCCCACCCAGCGTTTAATAGATCTTGGTATTTTATATAAATCGCTTTTGGAATGTGTGGGGTAGTAGATATAATTAGAAGATAAGTAGAAAAGATACTCAGAATCTCCTGTTCATTTATCTCTGATACACTTGATATTTTCTGATCTAAATCTTTCATTACTTTTGAAGAATTTTGATACTTGAGTGTAGCCTCAATGAATTCATAAATAATACCAAATGACATTACTGTAAAAATTAGCCGAATTATTGTGTAGTCTGTGTCTAATTTAATATTTGGAATTACAGTTACTAGTACTATAAATATAAGGAATATAACTATTGCTACCAAATTAATTGAAGCCTGGTAGCTAAAGTTATATAGATTGTTATTCCAGTACGAATTTTCGTGAATTTTTGAGAGCAATTTTTTATTTGGTTTATCATCATATTTCTGATTTTCCTTGAGGTTACTACTTTTACCTTCTTCTTTTATAGGTTTTTCATTTTTTTCTTTTTCAAAGAGTTCTCTTTTTACTTTTGCCTGATTATAAATACTGAGACCTGCTTTTATTTTCAGCCTTTCTATTTCTGGTTGGTTCGCTGCTTTGGCCCCAAAAAAATCCATTAGCATTGAATGTTTCTGAATTTCTACAGCTAAAGATCTTTTAGCTTTAATTTTCTGATCCATAAACATAGTAATTATTTGTAAAATTAGAGCGATAGCACTTGTTCCATATAGCGAAACTTTTGTGAGATACAATGATGCAATTAAACAAACCAAGACGCAATATAGTAATAATTTTCGCTGGTTAGCTAAGGAAGCGGCATCAGTTAATAATGTATTGTAATAAAAAGCAAGTTCGTTAAATTTTTTCAACTTTAATACCATCATAAATGTACAATAAGGCACTAGACTGGCCGTAATTAGGTAGTAATTTTAAAGACTTATACACGATTGTCCATATGTATAATACGAAGTGGGTTTTTGAATGTGCAAAGAAGCACCATTTTAGAAATAAATTAATGGGTAATTATGATAAAGCTATAATGCATAGCTGCTAATCACTATACCTTTACTAATTCATATCTATTAAATTAGAGATCCGAAATCTAACTAATTTCTGTTTGAAAATTAGTGAAGTTTTACAAAATATATTTATCAATATTGATTGATGGGGCACTACAAGTACGAGTATTCTGTCGTTACTCGTTGACTTAGTAAGTCCCTGTGTATTATCTTTAAAAAGTACCAGCAAAATCTGGTACCGGGATTAGTACCCCGCACGAACTACGGGCGTAATAACGCCAGCTTATGCTGGTTTTTTATTGCGGCGAACTCGCACATCTGAATTATGGTGGGCTGAGTGAGGCTACCTTAGGGTAGGCCGTTTCCTGTAGGCGGTAGTACTAACCTTACTCAGTTCGCCACCCAGCGATTAGTACCTCTGAGTGGTGATCAAATCATTACTACAGGAGGTTATTATGCCTATCCAATCTGCTTTGCCTATCGCGCAACTCAGTCCCTCAGATCTTATTTTCATCTCTGATACTAATGAACTTGTCACTGATTCATTAACAGTATCAAAACACTTCAACAAACAACACAAAGATGTTTTAAAAAAGATTGAATCCCTTGATTGCTCAGATATTTTTACATCAGCGAACTTTTGCGCTTATGTTTAAAAACTAAACATTGGTAATAGTGCAGTAAGAGATTCGAAAGCATACCAAATGACGAAAGACGGCTTCATGTTCCTCGTAATGGGATTTACGGGAAAACGTGCAGCAGCAGTCAAAGAAGCGTATATCAATGCCTTTAATCAAATAAGAAAAAAGAACAGCCATAACCTTGCTTATCCAGACTGGGTTGAAGCTACTTTTCATTATAAACCTCAGCGGATGATAATAAGAATGCAGTTTTGTACGAAAAACGAACAAATCAACGCTAATTTGATAGGGGCTGCACGCGTTGTTCCTCATCAAGTTGGTTTAATAAAATTGAGTAAAACCCAGTTGAAAGTTCTGCAGTCGATTATGCCTGGTGAAAAGGTAACAGCAGAACAGATTACCGAGCGTTGTGAGTTGTCGAGTTCGTGGGCCAGTACTTTGTTGAAGACGACTTGGGGAAGAGGGTATTTGGTGAGAGGTGGTTATGTTCGAATGAAAGTTATAACAATGTTGACACTGGCAGTTAAGCATACAATAATTGGTGTTATAACAAAGTAGCCACGTAAAGGTAATGTATGCGTACTCAAGTAAGAAAGATAGGTAACAGCTTAGGTAACATTATTCCTGCTGCTTTTATTCGTCAGTTGGGTCTTGAAGAAGGCACAGAAATCGAAGTGAAAACAGAAGGCGGTAAAATTATTATTGAGCCAATTAAAGCGAAGAAAAAACGTTTTCCATTTAGTGAAAAAGAATTATTACAAAGCATGAATGCATACACTGCTCATGCAGATGAAATTGCGGTTATTTCAGCCAAGGAGCTAGGCGAGTAATGGTGAAATATATACCGCAAAGGAACGATATTGTTTGGTTAGATTTTGAACCAGTAAAAGGTAAAGAAATTGGTAAATATCGTCCAGCTTTAGTGCTATCGAGCAAAGAGTATAATCAGAAGTCTGGACTATTAATTTGTTGTCCAATCAGTACAAGCATTCGTGGTGGTGTGACAGAAGTACCAGTTAAGAACCTAGATAAGCCATCAGTAGTGGCAGCAAGTTTGATTCAAACCCTGTCATGGGCTGACCGTAGTGCTAAGTTAATTACGACTGCAAATAGTGGTGTAATGGAAGATGTACTGTTGAGAATTATTCCATTGATTGGTGCTGACACGCTGTTTGAAGATTAATTTTAGTTAATGAGTTCTTTTTTGTGTAAAGCATAAATAAGTCTGAGAGGATTTCATTATGGAAAGAAGCGAAAGAAAAGTAATTGAAAATCCATTTAGTAAAAAAGAAAATTGGAAAAATCCTGGCGTTACAATGGCTGAATCTCGAAAGCGAATTCGAGAGAAGGTAATGAAGAGATGTGTTTGTTATTAGTTAACCTATTGATCTTGTAGGTTCTTCTGGGCGCGCAGAAACCTCAAACGAGTCAGACTCTCGGGAAATAAAAATTTTCGGGCCTTCTTAGCCATCACCACCGAGGTTGGTGATTTAGACCATTTTCGGTGGTGAAGGGTAGAGCGTGATGCGTAACGCTGTTTAGTTTGTGTTTAATGCTATTATTGGATAGAAGTATTTTTACCTCTCTATGTAATATTAGCTTTATTTCTATGAGTGGAGATAATGGCAATTTTTAAAGACAACAACGACAGTCTTATGAGCGTAATTATTAATTAAAGTACATTAAAATTTAGTCTTTGTTGGTTTCTGTCATGAGTATCTCTATTGATGATAAATCACTTTCTTTAACTGCTAGTATTATTTTACATGTTTCATATTCCATTCGAATATAAGTAATCCATCCAAATTTATTCATTTCATCATTGATTAATTTACAAATTAGTTGATGCATGACATCTTGGTTTTTAACTTCTGGCATATTCATACCAGTTCGGCACTCGAAAGAAACTATACCTTTTTGTAAATTATTATCTATTTTCGATATCAGGTTCTTAACTATTTCATTGACTACTTCTCTAGGGCTTTTAAAGGGGAGCCGACACCAATTCATATCATCTGACGGTGTAAAAGTTTTATTAAATAGTTCTGATGGTGTAAGCATTTGATTTTATCCTTATAAAAATAGTTTTTAATTATCCATGCTGATAGTATCGATCTTCAGCATGGATAATATAATTTAGTAGTTGTTTTTCTAGATATTGCAGCTTAGTTTGTAAATTAATCTAAATCCTATTTTTACGCCTTTATACATGCCATTAGAATCTAAAGGTGGTGTACTTCGTTTTAAGCTCTCATATGAGCTATTATATGAATAATAAAAATCTTTAATTGAACCTGTTCTTACACAAGTTTCTTCAGCTAACCACTCAGCAAAATAATTTGATCTCATAAATGAGAGTTTATACTGCGGGTTTATCCACTTTTTATCATTTATAAGAATAGAGTTATATTTATGTTCATTATGATATGAATCTCGGTGTGGCATTCCTTTTGTAGCATCTTCAGTAAGAAGCATAATTTCATGTGGTGCAATATCTTTATCAAAAGCGATAGAGATATCATTGTCACCTCTAACTATAGAAAACTCATTAATCGTTAGCAGTCTTGATGAAATATCATGTTTTTGATTAAACCACGATATATAATGCATCATATTAAACCAATTTACGCATACAGGAAAATCTTCCTCTTGTGCATTTGCCTCAAAAAAGTCACTATAAGTCAATTTAAAATTGCTATCATCTTCAAATCGTGTTTTGTTTTCTTCAAAAAAATGAACAAAATCTTTAATGGTTACTAACTCAGATACCGCATAATATTCATCATTAATTAACACTTTTTTAAATGAAGGGATAATATAATCAGACGGTGATGATTTTAAATCTGAATATATACCTTTAGAAGTGTAGTATTCTTTTAAAATAACTTCTCTACCTGGATAATTACGTGATTGGCCGCCATTCGCATAATACATTTTTTCTGCATTGTGATAGTCTGAATATCTAAACCCTTGATTGCAAAAGTAATTCCATCTTTTGAAGTGATATTTGGATAAATTATTTGGAACATCCTTACGCTTAATATTGTCACCATAAATCTGGTGATTAAATAAGCTATCTCTTTGATTTTTGAAGATGAAATCATAATCACCATTATCACTCTTTAAAAAAATTAAATTATCATTAAAAGGAATGATTTCTATCCAGCCTTCAGTTTGTTTGTTTAGTAATGTTCTAAAAAACTTAAAGATAAACTCTAATTTAATTTTTTTATCATTATCATAATTATAGAGTTCAATTTCTACAGGTTCAGTTTGAGGATAAAATAAATTATCAGATAGGAAGGTAATTTGGGTGTAAAAGTCGAGAATATTATTATCGTATAAAGTACCAAGCAATAAATTACTAAAAAAATCTGAATTATCTTCGAAATAGAAATCGTCATCTAATGCTATTTTTATATTGTTTACTATATTTTGATATAACTTATCAGCACACTGATGAATCTGTCTCTTATACACATCCGACGCTGCCGACGATCTGACGCGTGTACATCTCGA